TTCGTCAACTGGTGCGCCCGAACCTGTTTGGTCTCCTGCATCATCATCTCTAAATACTACTCTTACTCTAATACCATTAGTAATATAGCGTATAAAGACTTGATAATCGTTTTCTGAGTATGGGTTAGTACCACCATCTTGGAAAATTTTAACTTCAGTGCCGTTTGTATTTAAATCATACATACCTGTGTTAGTAATTGTACCTTGAGAGCCGCCGCCGTTTGCATATGCACTTGTATAGTTTATACTTACATGTTTGGCATCGTTAACTAGGCTTTTCCAGTCTAATGTCTTTGCCTCTGATCCTGTGTAAGATAACCCAGAAACAACATTTACTGTTCCGCCTGCATTCCAAAATGCTTTGAAGGTAGGTGCATTTGCCCAGGTTAGCTGTACATCATGTGTTTCTGTACTGTTCCATTGTGTTCTAGTTTTAGTTCTTGCTGTAGCAAGTGTACTTTGTCCAGTTGCTAGGGCAAATCTATTTGATGTTACTGTTGCTAATGCTGTTTCAAATTCGTTATGTATTGTTGCTGTAATACCTGTGTCTGTATCAACTGTTGTTAATGCTACAGCACTATTAGTTTGGTGTGCGCTTGCTTTTCTAATATCGCCTCGTAAATTATTCCATTGACTAGCTGTTATTGATGTTCCTACGCCAACTGCCGGAGCACTAATACTTTGATTGTAACCAGAAGATGAATTTCCACTTCCTGTGGGAGTTCCCATTACTGTGTTTATGCCACTTCTTAGAGTAGTATAATGTGTTTCATTAATACTTGTGCCTATTGTTACAGCCATTGTTATTCCTTTTTTAAACTACGTACTTATTTATACTTTTAAAACGCACTCGATTAATTTTTCTGACTCGTTGGTGCTTGATTCTAAAGCAATGCCTACTAATGCTGTTGACGCAATAGTTGTACATACTCCATGTTCCCATGCATAAACTGCCTGTCCTTTTGAAACAACACCACTTACTCTTACAGGAACTCGGCCTTTAAGGCCAATTGCTTGACCGTCACAATCACTATTCATTAAGTATGCTGGTTCTGCAGATATAACACCTATTGCCATACAACTTGCTTTGCATGCTGTAGCTTCTTCTTCGCCTCCAACACACATTGCTGTACCAGTTGGATATTCTTGATCAGTTGTATAAACTTCTGCTAAGTCAGCATATCTAGCACTTGTTGCTGTGCCTTGAAATAATACAGCATTTAAGTTTCCGGCAGAGTCACGTACTGCAACAGTATTGCCTGTACCAGTTCCGCTTGTACCTACTGAACCTGTTCTAGCATTTCCACTTACAATAAGAGCACTTGCTTTTTCTGAAGTACCCCAAAAATTTCCTGCATAAACATCATCAAATGGTGCTGCAGTTGAACCTATGTCTACACTTCTATAAACGGTTGGACTTAAACTTTGTATACCTGGTAAAATGTTTCCTGGACGAATATCTACAACATTTACGTTTGCTCCGCCGGTTTCTTTTACTCTAAATTTAATTTCGTCACCTTGAGAATTTTGTATAACACCTTCGTTATCATTTTCAATAAACAGTTTTAAATCTAATCCTGCACCAATTGCAATACCTGCGTCAGTTTGGAAGTTTGTAATTTCTGTAAAGACTGTTGGCGAACCTGGGTTCGCTGTAACATAGTTACTTGCACTTATTCCATTAAGTTTTAATGCGTTAGAAGCTGTACCGTGGAACTGATGATCTGTACTTGTAACACCTGCTGTAGCACTTTGTGTATTTTTAAGTGTTACACCTTGGCGTACAACATCAAACCCTGATATAGCGTTTTGTGCATCAGTACTATCGATTGTAAATTCTACTGGGCTTATTAAAAATTGTACATCGTCGTTTACTGTAGCTGCAATTACACTTCTACTAATTGATCCTGTATCAAGTACAGATTTACTTTGCATTTGTGTAATACCTGTGCCTGCATCTTGGGGACCTACAAGTACATAGTCTGTGCCGTTGTATGCATATAACTGTTGGTTAGTTGTATCCCACCAAAAATCACCTGTTGATAACCCTGCTGGTGCTGTAGCACTAATTTCTGCGCCACCTGTTGTGCGCCACTTGCCACCATCGTAAAATTTAAGTTTACTGTTTGCTGTATCAAACCAAATTTGCCCTTGTATGGCTCTAGGTGGTTGATTTGCGCCTGCAAAGTTTTCTAAAAGAAACACAAAATTTTCGTTTTGTATCTCGCCGTACCCTGCATAATTCTTACCAACTAACTTAATGTCAGTAGTTTGATCAATAGTACCGTCTTGTACTATTGTAAGCTGGGTAGTATCATATTTGTTTATTGTATACGCCATAGTTTATAAGCCCCTTGTTACTAGTATTTATCAGATCCTTATGGATATGCTACCGTGGAGTTCCAAGCCCACGATCCTGCTGTTATTGTGAATGTCATTGTAAATCTTGTTGGATTAAGTGCCACAGTACCAGTAGCTGGATTAATAAATGCTATATCTTGTATAACTGATTCATTCTGTGTTCCTGCACTATCTACAGATATTGTTGATTTTTGTAAAACCCCAGTAGCATTGGGTGAGGTTGATACAGTAATTTGAATTCCTGAAATTGTACTAGACGCATATGATGTACAATGAACTTTTGCTACTTTTCCGTTAGCTGCTGCAGAAGCAGAATATACTGATTCTACCACAGCCTTTACATCGTTTAATGGCCCGTCACCTACTCCTGGAAGGTTAGGTGATGAAAATCCAGTTATATCTAATGCTAATGGCATTGTTTCAACTGCAATTTGTGTATCTACATATAATTTATTAGTTACATCAGTACTACTTGTTGGTGTTGCTACTCCGGTGATCTTTTGTGCGTTAATTGTAATATCACCTGTAGAACTAATGTTTAATGCTCCAGTTGAGCTAATACTTCCAAGTGATGCATTTCCGCTTACAGTAACGCTTGTTAACGTTCCAACATTTTGTAAAGAAGAATTAACTACTCCTGCGCCAAGTGTTGTTGCTGTAAGGACGTTTGAATTTGATATTCTAAAAGATTTTCCTAATTCTAAGTCTATATTTTGATTAGATGTAAAGTTACCTGTTGAATTTTTCCATATAAAATCTTTACTACCGTTTAAGCTATTAACTACAAACCCACCACCGTCAATTTGAGCATCTGTTAGTTCAGTTGAATCATCTGTAATTCCTAATTGTATTTGTGGATCTTGTACTCTCAATGTAGCAGACTCAATAATTGTACTTGCGCCGCCAATTGCTATGTTACCTTCAATAGTTAAATCACCAGTAATCCTTGCTGAGCCAGTAACATCTAATTCTTTAGTCGGAGTGCTTTGGAATATACCAAATCTACCATTTAGTGTATCAAATGATAGTCCTTCTATTTGGTTTGAACCAACTTTTCGTCTAATTGCAAATGGTTGATTTTGATTTAAAATATCAATAACTGTTTTTGTATCTGTTTCTGTAGTTTTAAATTGTCCGTATGCTGTATCACCAAATCCTACTTTTACTCCAGTATTACCTTTTACAAATAGCCCGCCATCCATTGTTTGATCAACAATTACATTACTACTATCTCTTTCGTTATTTCTAACAAAGTCAGTACTAGCAACCGATACACCTTGTGCATCTACTAGATTTTCAGCTGTTGCTGCAATGCCGTTCCAACGATAAGCAATGTTATCTCCGTTGTCTGCTAGGTAAAGAGAATTAAATCCTACCTTAATTACTCTTCCAGATGCATATGGTAATAGTACATCTTCGGTTCTTGGTGTAAATTGTGTTGCACTATGTATACCAATTAAGTTTCCTTGTATATATTGTGCTAGAATGGCTCTAGTTTGACCTGATGTGTCAATCATAGTAACAGCTTCGAGAGTAGTTTTACCTTGTGTTGCTGTGTAATTAGGTCCTACAGCAACAACATCTGTTCCATCATAAAAATAAAGTTTATTTTGTTCGTTGTCAATCCACAAATCACCTGCAACCATGGCAGGCTGTGACGAACTTATAATCGGACCGCCTGCAATCCTAAACGTTGTTCCGTTGTAAATTTTTAAACGCTGATCTGAAGTATCATACCAAAGCTGTCCTGATATTGCATTTGAAGGAGCACTAGTACTTGCAAAACTTTCAGTTAGTTTAATAAAGTTTTCATTAATATACTCTCCAAACCCTTTGTAGTTTCTTCCTACAAGTGTTATGTCTGATGATGTAGTATCAATTACTCCATCTTGTAATTCTACTAGTAGTGATCCGTCTGTTTTGTTTAGTTTATAGCTCATGATATCACTCCTGTATATATAATATAATTAACTGTTTGGTAAGGGTTCATTACATTTAAATCATCTCCTACAGTAGGTGTAAGTATGCCGCCACTTTTATCAATTGTTTGTGAAAGCTGATCTACACCAGTTTGGATAGTACTTAAAGATGCATCATCTGGTTTATCGCCGCCTCGTCCATCAACAGCTCTAATAGCTGTAAACTGAACACCGTTTTCTGCTCTTAAATCATGTTCGTGTTCTGGTAAGTTGTTTATATTGATAGTTGCTTCGTCTGTGCCGTCAACAGCGCCTAACACACTTGAGTTAGAATCCCTTGATCTTGTATCTGGAGTTTCAACAGCTGGATTAGTTCCGCCCATTGTTAATGCACCTAAAGGAAAACGCCCTCTTAGATCAGGTATAGCAAAATTACCTGCTGTAACTAATCCTTGTGCTTTGTAAGTAAATCCAACTAATTGATATAAACTATTATATACACCTTGACTTAGTTCTTGTCCATTACAAAAGAACCAACCTGTAGCTGTAGGTTCAATAGTTCCTGCAAATGGCATAATACTTCCAATAGGAGTAAGTCCTGCAATGTTTTGGAATAACGTCCCTCTAGATATTCTTCTTAATCCTGTACTAGATCCACTTATTCTATCAATAATAAATTCGTCATTTGACAAACTATCAGTAACCTGTGTCTTCCCGGAAATAATTGTATTTTTAATTGATATATTAAAGTCTTTTACAGCGCCGCCGGTTTGTCCATCAAATACATTTTCAACTGTTTCTACATCGCCAGTTAATCTAAATGTTGTTGAACTTGTTAATTTATCAGCACTACCCGATTTACCACTAACACTACCACTTACTGAACCTTCTAAAGATCCGATAAACGTAGTTGCATACATTTTACGCCATTTATTAGTAGGACTACCTATGTTACGAGTGTTATTTAAATCAGGCATAATAAGTTCTGATTCAGTTGAATCAACTGTAAGATCATTGTTACCTAAGGTAATGCCTTTTTGTATAACAATACTTTCACCAATGTTTAAAGATTTAGCAACACCAACGCCTCCTTTTACAATTAATGCTCCGTTACTTATAGTTGTACTTTCAGTTACATCATTAGTTTTAATTGTACCACTTGTTAAAAGGTTTCCTGTTACATCTAATGCTTCATCTGGGGCTTCGTTGTTTACTCCAATTCTTAAACTACTATCAACTCTTAAAACTGTTTTACTTGCGCCTGCATTACGCACACGCATGTCAATATTCGAACCTTCAATATTATGTTGTATAATACCAGCACTGCCTTCAATGCCTATTCCCATTTCGCCGTTTATACCGTAAGCTATACCTGTATTATTTTGGATATTTAACGGATTAGTCGAAGTTGATTCGACATCTCCTCTTAAAAAGTTTGCTGAAGGAACAGCTAAATCATTTACAATTAAGTTTTCTGCTCTCTCAGCAACACCATAAAACTTAACATTGTTTTTTCCGTCACCGTCTGTATCTCTATTTGCTAAGTTGATACCCGGTTTAATTGCTGTAAATCCTTGTACTGTTGCTTTAGGAACAAAGTCATTGAACGCAACAATAGCAACAATATTTGCACTAACTTGAATTTCAATTACTGTATACTCTACATTATCTTGTCCAACTATAGTACTAGGTTTTGCACCTGTTGTTAATCCTTGACTAAATTCCGGGCCAACTAGTATCCAAGTTGATCCTGAAAACAAATATAATTGTTGTGATGCTGTATCGACCCATAAGTCGCCGTCTGTAGCATCTGTTGGATCTGGTTGTGTTGTACTTTTTGCTAGTCCTCCACTCGGTATCCAAGTAGTTCCATCATAAACTAGTAGTTGCCCTGTAATACTGTTATACCAAAGTTGCCCTTGTATACTATTACTTGGTTCAGTTGGGCTTGCAAAGTTTTCTAAAAGCCTTAATAAATCTTCAGCAATAACAGCACCATATCCTGTTGAGTTTCTACCAGGAAAACTTAAACTTGTTGTATTGTTGATTGTGCCGTCTTCAATAACAATAGGATCTTTATCAGCACTATTTGTAAAATTAATTGTATATGCCATCTAATTATCCCTCGTTAAAACCAGTTAAACTTTGTACTCTAACTGTATAATCTATTTGTATAAGCCTATTAAGTGACTTTTGCACAGGATGAAAAATTACATGTGTTAGTAATCTGCCAGTGCCTGATGCATTGTATGCTTTAAGACCTAATTCATCGAATACATATAAACTATTTTGATCTGCAGCTGTATCAAACGCATCTTGTCCTGTAGGCTCACCATAATCTAATAAACATGTTACTAAAATATCAGTATAGTTTGTACCACTTACGTGACGTGTTTCAATCTTATTTCTAGCAGGATCAAGATTGTTTACACTTCTATCATCTACAATTTTTGTAAATGTTTCGTTGTACAAACTAGCATTTGTGCCTGTGCTGTTTGGTGTTAGATATGTAATAATACCCGTTGGATCAACACTAGTGCCGCCGTTACCAAACCCCATTTCGTAAATCCAACCTGTACCAGCATTTCCTAAACTTTCTGCAAGGCTTATACTCATATTTTCATAATGTATAGCATTGCGTTTGTCTACAATTACTTCACCAGTTTCTGGATTACTTATTTTGATGTGTCCTTGAAGTAGCACACCGTTTTGTTCATTTAATTTATCTGTCATAGTTTATACCATCCTGCTGTTGTATTTATCGCGGCAAGTCAACTGTTGCTGCACGTAAGAATCTACTAATGTTAGAATCACTATCTGCTAGTGAAATTCCTGGTTCAGACCATCTCTGCCCCTGTTTTCTTACAACAATTACCTTTGTATTCTGTACAGGTGTAGTTGTAAGTGCTAATTGATTACCAGTTAAGGTAAATTCTGCTGTTAATGTTTGATCTCCTTCTGGACTATCTTGTGCTAGTGGGCCATTTACATTATCAAATTTGTATACGCTTATTGAGTTTTTACGTAAACGCTTCCCTGCAACAAAAACTTCAAATTCGTTTATATTACCTGGTGTAAAATCAAGCTCATAAGTTGACAAAGTGCCATCTGCTGTAAATACAGTTGTTAGCGTTTCATCTTTATAAGGCATTGAGTTTTTACCCGAAACATTTAATACTGCTGTATTTTCTAGATACATATGTTTAACCCCAGTTCCTAATGTTCCTCTTCTAAACTGACTTATTACGTTTCCGTTTCTAACAAAATACTCAATGCGTTCTCCATCAATCATTATAATTGCAGGCTTTTGAGACCCTGCAACAGGTGACGGTAACGCATCACCGTTAATTACAATAATACTTTGATCGTATTGATATAAGTCTTTTGCTAATATAACTTCTTGCTCATTGTTTAATCTTATATATTGTGTTCTGTTTAACATATCTTTAAACTGTGACCAACCAAATTTGTTTTGAGTTTTACTAGCAGAAAAATGTATCACTTGTATTGCATCATTAAGTAATATTGCTGTTTCTATTTTAACATATTGTTTATTATCTGTTACATAATAATCTACACTCGGAGTAAGTAGTTGCCCATTAATAGATACCCATAAGTATTGTGCATCAATTGCTGGATTATTTAATTTTATAAGCCCGTTATGTAAATGTATATACTTTTGATAGTCTGCAGATCCAGGTGTTAAATTAATTCGATCAACTACATCATAATTTATTGTTTGAATGTCTTGCCAATCGTGGTTACTAAATGTAAATATTTCAATTTCTGTATCTTCAGTAATAGCTGTGTCAAAGTAAATTTTGTTAGGTGTTTTTACAAATAGCCTAGAACTAGGATCAACATATCCAAATCTATATTCTCCGTTAGTCATTACAAAAATATCTAAGATGTCGCCATCTTTTTGTTGGACTTCTCCCTTCAATCTAACAACAGTACTAGCACCTACTATTAAATTATATTGTACAGTTTCTAGTATAACACCGTTTAAATAAACTTCTACATATCTACTATCAATAGTACCTGGAGGAAATTGCCATTCCTCAATTTGATATTCTAATTTAGTTGATGTAGTAATATGTCTTAGACTATACCCTGAATCATATATTTTATTTCCTACTTTTACAATTGTTTTAAAATGTAACGGTTGTTGTACACTAGGAACTGTAGTAATATCATATGCTAAACTACTTCCATCTGCTATAACAGTTTCTACATTTACTTCACTGTAATTTTTTAATAAAAGATCATCTTCAAAGAATACATATTTTATTTCAGTGCCTGCTGTTGGGGGAGTTGCAAATTTAATTAATGCGTTGCCGGCAATGCCATCAACTTTTTTACTTTTGCTTACAACATTTTCTATAGGAAGTCCGTCCATTGTAATGACATTTTGTAAGTTAGCTTTATATCTTACATTTGTTAAAAATGAAGTTGTACTTCCATCAGCAACTATTGAATCTATATCAATTATTTTATTTCCACTAACTCCAAGTGTAAGTATATTAACTTTAGCATTTATTATTGGTGCTGTAGATAATGTTATAGTGTCATCGTTAAAATTAATAGTATAATCATTGTCGGCTCCGAGTTTTTGTATATTTCCTGCAACTTTAACAAACACTGATTCTGTTGTTAACGGTTTAGCTCCAATTTTAAATGTAACTTTACTACCGTTTCCGTTATAATTTGTAGACGTTACTTGGCTTCCGCCGCCTGTTGGTCTTTCAAATACTTTAATATCTACTGTATCTAGTAATTGTCCTGGAACTTTTTCTTCAGGTCCGGCACTTGTTGTAGGTGTTACAAATCCGTCGCCGTCAATAGTAATGTCAGCACTTTCTAAACCAGTTGCTGTTGAGTAGTTTAAATTTCCACCTTGTATAATGCTATCATATGTTTGCTCATTTGGTAGGAATGTGCCGTCACTTGATGATTTTCTAAATATTACAACATCAGTATTACCAAACGCAACAGTTTCTTCGTTAAACGCTACATAGTTTGAAACATCGTAATCGTCATCTGTTCTTGACCATGCTGTTTGACCTGCGCCAGTAATACTTTGCATAACTGCATTTACATTTGTTACAGGAGTTGCTGTACCAAAGTTTGGATCATCAATTCTAACACCGTTTTTATAAACATGATATTCTACACCAGTTACTAAAGGCGTACTAAAATTAAATAATGTAGTACTGTCACCTAATTCAAAAATCTCATCGTTATATGTGTTATCATAACTATCCCAGGTTGATCCAAACCATGCATCTGAATCCCAACCTTGTCCTTGACTCATTCCAAAGCTCTTAACTTCTACACCACCGTAATCGATTCCAGTCATAAGTTGACCTAATTCTTTACCTAATTGGCCTTTTTGTGGACTGTACAGTGTATTAATTCTATCTGCTGCTTGGAACAAGTCTGGAGAAATTTTATAATTTACAACAATTACATCATTAGCTAACGGTTTATTAGTAAAAGATATTTGACCGTAATATCTTTCATAACTTGCTTGTTTGTCTAATTTATTAATATAGGAATATTCATTACTTAACTGTTCAATATTATTGTTAAAAACACTTACATCAGTAATTTTTAAGTCTATTGGCCAATTTAAGTTAAATTCAAACTGAGACCCTGATGCTGTAAATGTTTGTGTTTGTGCAGTTTTTGTATATACATATGTTCCGCTTGTTCTATCAAATCTAACTGTAGTTGTAATTCCTCTTACTGGATTATTACCCAGTTCTACACTAAACGTTGCTGGTCTGCCGCCATCAACAATGTTACCATTAACTAAAACTGTAGGAGAACTATAATAGCCAGTGCCAGACACTACTACGTCGACCTTTGTTACATCTCCTTTAGTACCTAAATATGTTTTAAGGATAGTTCCAGTTCCGCTGCCGCCGGTTAATGTTAATACTGGAGGTGATGTATATCCTTGTCCGCCGTCTACAGGTTTTACACTAACAATACTGTAACTACTATTGTCTAGCCAATTTTTATTAGGATAAGATTCAAGCTCTGTAGTATTTCCTACTAATACATCACTGACAACTTTAATATTCTTTGGTAATATTTTTCCTTCTAATGAATTATAAGCAGCTGGTAAATCAAAGTCAGATGTTACTGTTTTAGTTGGATCTATGCCTTCGTATGCACTTAAATATTCTCTAATTTTTGTTGAGAATGGTTTAACTTCTTTAACATATGCTTCATAGCTAGGTAAATTGTCGTTGTTAAATGTAATATCTTTTCGTAATGTACCTACGTTATGCTTTGCTTTTATAAAACTAGTTTTAAATGCCCAGTCAACATATGTTTGTTCGGCAAATACATATCGTAATCCTGCAAAAAATAATTTATTAAATTCAATTAACAAATCATCAATTAACAAATCATCTTTAATAGAATTTAAAATAATTCTAAGTTCTTTAATTGGTTCACTATCGAATATTTTAGTATCAAAACTAATTGTATCAAATCCCGTGCTTGCTGCTAACGAATCATATAATGTATTTGTAAAATTAATTGTTCCGTTTTCTCTACCAATAGTTTTATAATTTTGTGTATAGTCTTCGGTATCAACTGATGATGTTTTTTCAATTAACAACCAGCCACCAGTACCAACGTTTGCAATTTTTACAACTGAACCAATTGCATTATCTAAACTTGTAAGTTCGTAACTATTATTAATTAAATAATCAATATCAGTTGTGTCGTTATAACCTGTTGCGAACCAATCAATATAATTCCAAAATATTCTTACATTATAAGATTGGCTTCTTATTCTATTCCAGGTTCTGTTTTCTCTTTCATACAAAGCCCATTTACCAGACAATGTTTCATCTGCTTTAACTAGTACAGCAAAGTTGCGTACAGTCAATACAGTGTTTGAATCGTAATAAGTACCTTGACTTATTACTGTAACTGATGTTATTTTGCCTGCGCCGTCAACTACTGGTAATAATTCTGCGCCTGACCCTGACCCTGCTATTGTTATAGTAGGTGGATATCTATATCCCTGACCAGGATTATTAATGATTATATCTGTAATTTTACCATCTTTAATTACTGGTGTAACTGTTGCACGTTGGAGTTTATCTGTTCCAACTGTTCTAAGATCAGCTACAGTTTCTACTTCAACATCATATAAATTACTAACAGTAGTTAATTTAGGCTCGCTTAACGATAGCTTGCTTATATCTTTATCGTCAATAATTAGATTTTTTGTAAGCACAAGATTAACTCGTTCAATAAACTGCTTTAATGCTTCGTTCTTATTTTTAAACCACGACTGTCTTGGCCTGTTGAGCGAACCATATTTTTCTTTGTCACTAAGTGTCGGATCTGGAACTATTCTTGATTGTGCATCATATCCGATTAAACTATCAAACCATTTTATAACAACATCTGGATTAGGTTGGCTGGTTTCAAGTCCTTCACTAACAATTTGGTATTGATTGTGAATATTTTGGTCTTGGTTTTTAATTTTCCAAAACTGAATGTTTATCGCTACATCAGTACCCTTTATTAATGAATCACAATTATATAGCACAAACTTTGACGGTGATATAAGTGCAACAAATTTATGACCTTTTGCAGCAGGATCTGTAATGTATTGTGCAATATCTCTTGTATCAATTTTTCTAAATTCTTGGTCTGGAACAATAGTTTTATCTGTTACCCAGAAGTAATATTTAGTTTGGAATGTTTTAGCTACATTGTTATAAACTCTTCTAGTTGAATAAGAAGAATCCTGGTATAAACTTTGTCCGCTATACCCATTTGCAAATCCTTGTTCAGTATCAGCTTGAGCGTCCCAAGCACTTGGTAAAATATCTGACTCTACCCATTCGTAAATATCAATTGTATTTCCTTGGAAAATTTTGTTCCAAGACTGAGCTGCATGTTCTATTGATCCTTGATACGGGTTATAAAATTTTGCGTTTGTTAAATTCCACCAAACTTCGCCTAATTGTTCTGGTCCCCAAGATGCTGTTTCATCTTTTATTGCACTATTATTATTGGAAACACTATAAACAGCTGGATCAAAATATGTTTTGTATGTTAATTCTTGTTCTGCTGGACCTGCAACTTTTCCTTGAATAGGATCTATATAATCTAAGTATGTAAGTAATTCATTATCAACTATATTGTATAAAAATACTTTCTTAATTTTTTGTACGTCTACTGTTTGATTTGATGATCTATATGTTTCCCACATATTTACATTTTCATCTATTCTGAAATCAATTATTTGTCCTTGTGCATTGCTGTTAACTTTAGATGTTAGCCCTACATAAAAATGATTTTGTTTTGCATGTATATTTCTACCAAACGTATTAATATCACTATCTGGAATTTGTATTGTTTGTGCAAACAACATTCCAGTTGGTGTTTTTTCATAAACAAATACAACTCCAACGTCTGTTCTTTCTTCAACTATTTCAGTAAATGCATTATCAAACTTAGTTGCATTTGAATCAAATGTTGTTTTTTGAGTAGAGTCGCCGTTTCTTGATGTTACAAATAACTTGTTACCATCATATTGTAATCTCCATCCAAATCTTTCAGCCCGTTCGTTATTAGGACTTTGTAAGTCTTGTAAAAATGTAAACACACCATTAACTTGGTTGTATATAAAAACTTTTCCTTGGTCTGCATTATAATCATCATTAAATGGTGCAGCAATTGCAATATACATTCCATCGTCTGATATTGCTATGGCTTGACCAAAGCCGCTAGTTTTATCCGGTGCTTGTAATTCTTGTCCTCTTTCCCAGAATCCGTTGTTTTGTCTATATACAACTACCTGGTTAGGAACTGTGCTATCATATAATGCATTAGCAATTAAAACGTCACCGTTTTTATTAATATCAAACTCACTTCCAAATGTAGAAAGTTGATCTTGATCTAATACCGAGCTTCCATCTGTGCTATCGTTTACAACACTAGTGCCTGAAGAGTTAGGTATAAAACCAACATAGTCAATTAAGTCGTCTGTACTTGTCCAGTCAGTTGTATTAAATGTTCCTGGAGCAAGATTAGTTTTAGAAACATATAACACCCCAGTTCCTGATACAGCTGGATTTTCTCTGTAAACAATATCTCCAGTGAAATAACTTATATTATCGTTAAATACCCCTTTATATTTTTTATTTTTTGCGTACTCCCAAGTGTACGTTATACTATTTTCGGTGCCTGTTTTTATAAAATAAATTCTTCCTGGTAAACCTGCTGTTTTTGTTCCTTCAGCATGCACCATTGTTCTATACAATCCATTACTATCTTTTGTAATTTTAATATCTGAACCTAGTTTAAAGTTTGCTTGTTGTTCAGGAACTGTGTATGTACCAATTTCAGCATAACGCCCTGGAGCAGATTTAGAATAGACTGAATATAATCCTTGATTTGTAAAGCCGCTTGATGTGCCGGTTGCTTCTGCTGGAATCTTATAAACTTGTTCCCAATCATTATTAATAGATGATGGAGGATTAGCTTGTCTAGGAATACCTAAAACATTACCTTCAGTGTACATCCAATATTCAACGTCATTAATTGAATCTTCTGCACTTAGTGATATTGGATTTCCACTATCAAATACTAGCATTTTTCCTATGCCTGCTGGAGTATAGCCTAATGATGTAAATTGTATTTCGCCCATTGTACGATCAATTTGATAATTTACATCAGCATCAGCTGGCGTACCTATAAATTCTATTTCAGCATTTTGGCCGTAATCATCACCAACACTGAATGTACCTGCTAAATTTTTTACAAATATAGTAGCATTTAAACTATTTCTTTGATAAAATGTTACTGTAGCTGTTGCACCAGTTGTTAAGTCACGCACTGTATCGCCTACTCTCGGCTCAAACGGATTATCAGAAGCATCAGTTTTAGTAAAATCTAAGTTTATATACCCGTCCCAAACGTCATACACATTTCTAGTTGTGTTTGTAATTGTTGTGTTTAACCCAATTGTAGTAATGTCTTTAAATGTACCTGTTGTATACTGTGCTAGTTGATTTACATAAACACTAACAGGATCACCTGGAGAAATTGTATCGCTTAGGGCTTTTGGAGCTCGCATTACATACAAGTTACTGGAGAATGTCGAATTACTTCCACCTGCTCCCGGAAGACCTCTATATGTTAATGTTCTTAAATAACCTGTAAACGTGTTCTGACTACTAATATCTGTAGTTATATAATCTAAACTTGAATAATAATATCTTCCAGTAGGTGTACTGTCTGATATAAGGTCCCAGTAAATTAATCCTGCACCTTTATCTATATTTGTCGTTGACGATGTTGGTGTATATGGAGCAGTATCTATCCACCAGTAGCCTCCCCAAGTGGCTGATGTATCAACAGGATCAGTTGGGCCTTGCTTTATGTATTCACCAATAAAGTCACCGTCATTTCTAAACAAACTATCACTAGTGTTAAATGATCCATTTACGTCTCTTAGATATATTAATAATTCAGCACCAACTAATTTAGTATATTCAACTGTACCTGTAGCATTAGGTGTTTGTACAATATCTCCGTTATCTATTGCCGTAGTTGAACTGTTTACATATAGAACTTCGTCAATTTTCTTTTGGATAGTATGTTCTTGACTTAGGAATGCATCTGTAATTACAGCATGACTTCCGTTAAACGGAGCTCTTGTTGTAAGTGCTGCTAAATCTTGGTTTGCATATGTAACTGAATTCCATTGTAACCTAACTTGATCGTTTATTCCGCTACCTTCGTATAAAGTAAACGGAGCTCGAACTAATATATGACTAGTAGGTATTCCGTTAAATGCAAGTAAACTATTATTAGGATCAATTGCATAATCTCCAACTAGTAAAGTCGGAATAAAGTTTGTATTATCATTCTGTAAACCTACGGAAACAATATTTTCTGCAACAGAACTAAAACTGTTGAATTGAATATTTGCTTCTTCACCTTCAACATCAATCTTTGCTCTCCATAACCCTTGATCTTTTCCTACAATACTATTTTTAGGATAATCAACAGCATTTTGGAATGCACCTGAATATTTTGTTTTTACGTTAGAAGCATTTGGTGATCCGACAATTATATATTCGCCATCTGGACTGATTGCAAGCCCTGCTCCAAATCTCTGCCTATCGTTACCAAACTTAAATGGCTCAATAGTTTGTGTTAGAGTATACGTTAACGCATTTGTTGGTCTGTTATATACATAAACTTTTCCGTCTTCGCTGTCAGGAGTACTTACTATCAATGTTGTATTTCTGTCATCAACTGCCATTGAAGATCCAAATAATGAACCATTGTTTACCCATGTTCCTGTGTTAACAACGTGTGCTGTAAAGGACGAAGAATTTGTAGGTACAGTTAAATCTGCATCATCATATAATTGGAAGGAATTTGATGTAATTGTGCCTCCAACATACTTTGAAATGTTATTAAGCTCAACAGTGCCTTGTATTCCGCTAAAAGTTATTCTGTCATATTTTGATAGCTTATGAAATCCTTGATTAAAAATAGTTGTACTAGAAGAATCTAAAGTTATAGATTGTATATTTCCAGAAGCATTTGTAACTGGATTTTCAATACGCTGTAATTCATTAAAATTATTTGTATTTTTATATACCGCCCATTCGTTATTCTCTGTTATATTATCAACCCATAAAAGATCGTTGCCGTTTAAATTTGTTTGTGCAATATTATTTGCATCTACAATATTAGTTGCTCTAACTTTTAAGAATGTTGTTATATTACCAACTAGATCACTATCGTCAGTTGTTTTAGCAGTACTAGATTCAACAGTTATAACATTTTTGTTTATACTATCAATTTTATAAAATCCGTCAAGGTTAAGAGAAGTACTATCATTATGTATAGCATTAATACCTATTATATCACCTTTTGAAATACCCTTAACATTTTCATCTACTGTTATGTCAAACTTTGTTTCACCTGCGGCACTTTTACCAATACGGTTTATTACATAAGAAGTATCAATGTGTTTATATACTGTCCAATCTCTATTTTGATTGCCAACCCAAATATAATTATTTTTCGTAATATCTGCAAAATTAAAATCAAGGATGTTATCGTAGTTAGTAACTATTCCTCGAACGTCTTGTTGATTTACATATCCTGCATTTTTTGTGTAACTATCAAATACGTATTTTCCTGGAAAAGGTTTATGGTCATAATTTTTAGATTTTTGGTATACTTCATAGGGTTTAATTCTATATATTAAATCAGTTTCTTTACCAGTTGTTGAATTTACTAATTCTATTGGTTGCGGTATTAATCTAAATTTTCCTTCGTCTAATCTAAAAATAACATCATCAAAACCTTCGCTGGCGCCGTATTGGCCATCTTTAATTGCCCATTCTTCGTAAAACTCTAAACTATCTTTATCATCACTAGCAAGTGCATCAAACAGTTTTGTAAGAGAATTTTTAGATCCCTTGTCTTGTATCATGCCTTGATAAAATTTATACTGACTAACATCGTCATTAATAATATTTTGCAAATATTGACGCTTTTGATAACCAATTAAATGCTGTGCCATACGTTGTTGTTCAACATCAAAGTTGTCACTATCTAAATCGTAAAAATCTGCAAATTGATTAACTTTATATTCAAAGTTTGCATATAATCCGCCTTTTGGTTTTTCAGAAAGAACATTCCAACTTTTTGCATCAAATGTTTCTGTACCTGGTACTTTAGTGTATGCACTATAATAAAATTCTTTGTTCTTAACAACAGAGCCAATATCATAATCGGTCCATTGTTCCCATTCTACAATATTAGGTTCGTCAAAAACAAACCCTGGGATATTTAAACTTCCGTCCCAATCTGTTGTTCTATATCCTAATACTTTAATTCTTTCTTGTCTATATCCTGGCTGCTGATCAAATATTACATCACCAAATACAGTTGAGTTATCAATTAATACAACATGTTCTTTTTGTACTAAGGGTAATGATATGAAATATATGCCGTCAGCTGTGTTTTTTGGAGCAAGAGCAAACTCGTTAGGCGAACGTCCAATATTTGCAAAATCTTCTACGAGTTTTTGGCCATCTGCTTTAAATAATCCGTATCCATAAAATCCATCAAAGATATTATCTACCATAGAATAAGACGTTGTTATTTTTAGTTGTTCAGCACCCGGACTTAAAGTTAATACACTTCCTGCAGCCCAATTTTGTGTAGTCCAGAATAAAAATTCATTTACTGTATGTCTCCAATCTAATACTACTTTACTATCGCTTTGGAAGTAGTCAAAAACAAATCCTTGGTTTTTTAAATACTCTCCGTAGCCTAATAAAAAGTCTACAACTTCTTGTATTTCTTTAATTATAGTACCATATGGCATTTCTTTAACTATAGTATTTGTAAACTGTTTTCTAATAAAAGCTGATCTACCACCCTTTAAAGGCAATGCAGCTAATTTTGAAAAATTGTTGTCGTCAAATATGTTTGTACTCACATGTTGTGTTGTTGTTCTATAATAACTTCCTTGGTATTCAACATTCTGACCAGCAACGTATGTTTTTCCAGAATCCCATCCAACAAAGTCTTCACTAATGCCTCCTATGTTGATGCTAGGATCGTTTTGTTTAGCTACAGACGCCAAATATTTAAATATTGTATTATTTGGACTATAACCTTTTATAACATAACCGTCTGTTCTGCGTTCAATAATTACACCACTATATTCAACTGTTTTTACAGGTGAACTAGTGTTAAGTATAATTTTATAATTTTCATCAGGTATAAAAACATTGCCTTCGTTTGTAGGTGTTCTACTATCTAGTATAAGTTTAAATTTTTCAATATCAGTAAACCCAGCTAATTTAAAACCAAGTTGATTATCTATTTTAGCAAGATTAGATTTATAAGTTTTATAATTTTTAAGTACGTCACCTGCCATATAGGATGCAACATAGTTTACTAAACCGCTTGTAAAAGTTTGTATGGCATCTGTAGATGTGCTTGGAAAAACTATATCTTTTAATTCAATTCGTTTGTTAGTAGGTTTGTATACAATAGATCCAGCGTTGTTACGTACTTGATTAAATCTATCAAATCCTGTACTAAAAATTAAACTAGGTTTATTAATAATAAACGCTTTAATTAAACTAAATGCATAATCAGAACTGTTGCGCCAGGCTGATTCTACTGGTGCGCCATCACCAAATACAAAACTAAAATCTATAGTATCAGGCTGGTAATTACTAATCCACCCAATGCTAAGTGGAGGTAATAAATTTCCCATTGCATCTGACGGAATATGGTTTAAAAGATCTGGTCTTTGATATTTCTTTAATACCTTATACTTAACACCCGGTTGTCTAACAATACCATCTTGCAAATCTGTCCACATTAATAAGTTATCTTTAGTATACGGTGCAGGACCATATTGTGTTTCCCACCAGCTTGGTTTAATTGTAAACCCTAACAGTTCCCAAGGATGTGTGTGAGGACGATCAGTATCAAATGCTCTTTTGTAAATCTGTCTCCAAAATCCTGGCAATGTTTTTTCGCTAGGTGAATTAGTTGCACTATAATTAAACGTAAATGTATTGGATCTTTCAAAGAAATTATGTAAAGTATAATCTGTATCAATAAATTTACTCCAAGATAAGAAATTACTTAACATAGACTTATTAATTTCTGCAGGAGATATTCCTGTTTCTCTGTATTCTCCTGGAACTAAATCATTTATATCTAAAAGTGCTGGATCATAACTTATTTTAATATTATTAAAAATTCTTTTTTCTAGTTCTAATAATAAGTCATCTCTGTAATCATTAAATGCAACAAATCTACTGCCGTCATGCCCTTGGATAAATGACGTTGTTGTTAAGTATGTATTATCACTATACAACATTGGTTCATAAGCAGGGTACAATCCTAATTTAGTAGGTGTTGGTGGTACATAACTTCCGTTTGTAGTTTCGTATTCGTAGATGTCTATTACATCATCTTGTGCCTTAGTTGCTGTAATAACTACAAATCCATCTGTATTAAATGTATAATCTTTGTTGTGTATTAGCTGAACACCATTCTTATAAACTCCAACAGCTTTTTTTGAAAGTGTAGTATTATCAAAGACTTGACTTAGAGCAAAAAATGTTTCATCTGCATCTAATATTGTGTAAGACATTTTTTTGACGCCGCCAATTGGAACCATGTCACTAAAATAAAATGGCATTTCTTTGCTTTTTACACTATTAATAGTTTGTAGTATACTATCTACATGATCTTTAGTTGTGCCTTGGAATTCTGAATCAAGTGCTACTTGCAAAAATTCACGCTTAAATCTATTATATTCTGTTCTTGAATAATCTAATGCCTTAACTATATTACTATCTTTATCAGTTATATGATAAAGTGATAAATTCATAGGAGCACTATGTTGTAAGAAGCGTCTGCCTAAACTTGATAAGTTGCTAATATCTCTAAGATTACCAATACCTGGAAATTGTCCGCTAAAGTTATCTAAATTTTCAACAATAGTGCTTACATGATCATTAACTTCGCCTAATGTAAATTCTTTAAGACTTTCGTTCTTCGGATTTCTTTCTAATGAAGCTGGGATTTCATAAAATCCGTTTTCGTTCTTTACGGCTTTAGATTTAGTTTTAACAATTACAGAATCATTAAGTGTTAGTGTATTATTAAAAACAACCACAGAATTATTTTGAATATTATTAGTAATAGTATAATCTATATTTTCAAATTGTAACTTATTATTTAAATATACTCTTACCCATAAATCAGTAAGCAATCCACTTGTGTCATATACATCAATTTCAAATCCTGATGTTGTGTTATCAAAAACATATTGTCTAAAAACAGGTTGATCAGATAGTGTTGACACTTTTTTCCAACCACTTATAGTTTCAAATATATTTAAATCTGAGTGTTTTCTTAAATATCCAATGTCAGTGTTTACAGTTAAGATATTATTATCTGTAGTATAAGTCATACTATCTTGTAATATATCATAATTAAAAACAATATCGCCTACATTAGATATACTACGATAACTTAAAGGAAATCCTAGTTCTGTATCTGCTGTTCCTGTACCTTGTTTATAACTAAACAATTTATTACCTACAAATGTTGTTGCTTCATAGGTAACAGAATCACCGTAACTATTTCCGTTACTGTCAAAAATGTCAAACAAAGGAGGTTGATTCGTATCTGTCTTTTGTTGTGTTTCTACCCAAACACTATTTTGGTAATGTAGCATTTTACCTTTAAAAGAAGTTCCGTTTAGTGCAAGTACAGTTTCATTTTCTTGAGGTATACTATCACTTACTTCTTTAAGTGTAATTTGGTTATTGCTTAATTGTCCGCCGGCAAACTTAATAATATCAACTTCAAAAATTCTACCTTTTACAAGTATGTCTGTATCTGCTGTAAACAAAATACGCATGCCTTTAACAATATTAATTCCGTCAATATTATATCCTATTCCGCCTTCAATAGTACTAAAAACATCTGTAGTAAAGTTATCTATTAAATCAACATCTTTTTTAATTTTTGTACCAAAATTATGTAATTTTATGTCTGCTTCAAATTCAATAATAGGTCTTTTTGCACGTTGTGATTGATCTAATTCTGATGGTTCGTTATTCTGAATTGCACTTGTTTCAATTACACTTTTATGAAACCATCTATTATATCTAGCCCAAAGATTTCCATCCTTTGACGACCGATTAATTACCAAATAATCTTTTTTAGTTGGATACCCAATTGCTTTGCCAAATGGCAATCTGTCAAATCCGTTGGCATCAAAAGCAACATCAATATCATCAGTAAAATCCGTTGGAACATTAAGACTAGTTTCCGGTACAAGTTTTATTTTATCGCCAACACCTTCTACATAAAATGTGCCTTCAGCATATGAAGCCGGTTCTACTTCACCTGTAAAAAATACTTTCATACCGTTAGATAAATCTACACTAT